TCGTCACCATAAACCAAGAAGGACCTCGATCCCACAGCATGGCAGACAGCAGCAAACAAGAGAGTCTCAAGGACAAAGGTCGCTCCGTTCCCCATACTGGAGAACTTTGCGTAAATCCCTTTACCAAACACCCCCCTATAACTAGGGGAGCGGACATCACACAAGAAGCTAAACCAGTCAGGTGGCAGAAGCCACGCGACTGTATTATAGCTAATCGTGTCAGATGCCGCTTTAAAGTCCACGGTCGCATAATCGCCGTAGGTACTAGCGTGTTTGGCCTTCTTCTTGTTTGCAGACTGGTCACTGAGATCAATGTTGAAGCGTTTTAGCTTTCGCTTCACATACGTGTCGACCGCAAGCTGTAGGGGCAAATTGCCCTCAGGCTCGCAGGCGATCGTTCGATCCGTTTTCCAGTTCTTCGGTACGAGCTCAATCCGATTCGACACAGTAGTCTTAGTACGGAGCATGCCTTCAAAACCAAATTTGTGGTAGAGGGCATGCAAGTACTTACGAGCTCTAGAAGTACAGTAGAGCTTAAGCCTCATTTTCAACTGAGGCAGACTATAGCGCCTAGGGGATTGTGCAGTTGCACCCGGAGTGACCTTTACTAGATTTGGTAACATCTCTAGAAAAGAACTGAAGTCACCCAGAACGTTACAAATGTAACGCTGCATCGCATGTACTTTGTTAACTAAGTCGGCATCAGGTCGACGCGAACCCAGTACAAAGTCATGCAACCTTCGGTTCGTGCTAGAACACTGTTCCTCGTTTTCAACAAACGAGGCTTCAGCGGCCTTCGCACAAACTTCAGGATGCGCAAATAGGGCATTCTTCTTGAAGAACGCTTCTATTTGCCTTAGAAACCTCCAGTCATCGATTGTGTTGCAAAGCCAATCGAAATCACGAGTACATGTTGACAGTTTGCTAACTTCTCTTGCGCGCAAATAACCATTCACGCGTGCAAGAAGCCGACTGTCAACCCCAGATTGGTCTAGGATATAACATCGGCAGATGCTGTACGTTATATCTTTGGGTTCCATAATGGATTCCCTCCTTTGAAGTAAATGGTTTTAGCGTCCTCTCACCATACCAGCCACCACCTGAAGGAGTAGCGCTAGAGCCGTGATAATCTTCACGGCCCAATACGCTAACCACAGGCGGTATCGCCGGCGTGAGTGTTTTAGGACAGCCATTCTTGTGTCGTCACGCTGTTACCAAATTCATCACCCGCAACAATATCGCGGAAGATGACTAAGGCAGCAGCTACATCCGCTGCATCTCCTAGCAGAGGGTGTCTGACGGACGCTTCAAAGGAAACCTTTTGGGCAAGAATCTCATCCGCGGCATCTACGGTCGCTTGAACTACTTTAAACGACCATTCAACCACGGTTTGATTCCCTTCCGGTACGCGTCTCTTCTCGATCACAAGCTTCGGTTTCGAAGCAGTGTGGCCGGAAGTAGTTGACGTTTTTGAATTTCCGTTATTGGCAAATTCGGTGAGG